CAGCCACTCTCGCGCCAAGCGATATAAGAGAACACTTCCACTGGCTCAAGCCCATATTCTTGAAATAAAGGAATCCATTGAGGGCAGCGTTTTGAAAGGTCGCTAGGAATGTTGTATACCGAGCTTATTGGGGGCGTTGGAACATTGTTGGTAGGTAGGTTTAGCTTCTGAAGCTTCTCTACGTGTTCGCGAAGGGTTATTGACCCATAGACACCATCAACCCGAACGGTCCCAATCGTTGTCTGAAGCTTTTTAACTCGTTGGCTTTTCTCGCCAAAAGAGTAAACATCTAGCAAAACGGCCTTAGTTTTGGTCCCCTCCACTCTGTCTGGCATGACAACCACGACAGCTTGCTGGGAGGGCAGGGAGGACATCTCCGCCTTCGTTGTTCCTGGGAGGGAAATCCCAAGGGCTCCAAAAAGTATAGAAATAGACCATCCTGTGATTTGCTTCAATGTTGTTCTCCTGAACTCGGCGGATAGGGCAACAAGCTTTAGTAAATAGCTTGCCTATGTCAGTATCGGGTACTTCAATATTACCAAATTATTAAGCAATTGCAACTTTGCGGGTGGCTTAACTGTTGACGGGTGGTCTTAATCCCCAATAACGGTACGGCTCTGAAGGGATTGTATAAATCTTTCAAAATTTTCTAATTTTATTGAGGTTTTGAATGAATTTTCAGACTCAATCTCGTGAATGTCGAGATTTAAGGAAAGAGCCACAATACTTGCAATATCTCCACAGTTGTTGGATGCCTCTTCAACTTCTTCTTCGCTCATGCCGTCATCTATATAGAAGTGTAAAAGAACTCCGGCAATATGCTCGACAAGGTTAAGTTGTGCTTCATCTTTTGTTGCTGTCATGGTTTGAATACTAGCAGTGATGGTGGTAGAGTTGCACACATCAAGTCCATCCGGACTGGATACACGTAAACCAAGGAGAGAAATGAACCCAGCACCAACAGTGATTATCGGGAACGTCACACAAGACCCCGAACTCACATTCACAGCAAATGGACAGGCCCGCCTGTCGTTTTCAGTGGCCGCAAATTATGTTTGGTACGACCAGGCAGGCGAGAAGCAGGAAAAAGTATCCTTCTTCAACATCGTCGCATGGCGCTACACGGCAGAAAATGCAGCAAAGACACTGGAAAAAGGAATTGGCGTAATTGTCAGTGGACGCTTGGAACAGCGCTCATGGGACGATAAAGAAACGGGTCAAAAGCGCTCAACCGTAGAGGTTATTGCAGATGAAATTGCAATCAACACTCGCAGCATTGAGGAAGTGACTCGTCGCGCCAAACAGGAGGGTGGTCAAGCTCAGGGTGGTTCTTCCGCACCTGCTCAGCGTCGCTCAAAGCCAGCAGCATCAAATCGTCAGCCAGTAGGCGTCGGCGCAGATGGTGAATCAGAACCATTCTGATTCTTGCTAGTTAATTAAATAAAACCCTCGTTAAATTTGCGCAGAGACGCGGATACGAGGGTTTTTTTTATTTCTTTTTTAGTCTGTTTATTGTTTTTGTAAGTTCATCGCCATCGAATGGCACTGCAAGTGTGTCAACGTAATTTCTGACATCTAAAAGCATGTCTACAACGTCCTCAACCTGAATAGAAGCTTTTGGGTCTTTTGCCATTCTCTTGGAAAGGCTTTGAAGGTACATCTCTATTGTGTCCATACCCTAAGTATAAACACAAAATTGCCGTCAAGAAAGACTAGTCGCGTTGGTCTTCTGGTGGATATAAAGTCTCGTCGGACCGAGTGTCACACACGAACTCTCCTGTTTTAAAACGAAGTCTCAAGGGAGGGGGCTCTTCTGGTTCAGTCAATTTGCCCACCCATAAATTGTCCCCTACCTTTTTTCGACGGCTTCATAACTTTTGACTTTGATTTTCCGTACTGCAATTCTAACCACTCATCAAAGTCCTCAACGTCGCCCGGCGTTGAACGAACGTACTTTTCATACTCTTTTATGAGCGAAATAAGCTCTTCGTCTTCCTCATTGAACCGCGGCATAACTAATTAGACTTTCTCGCTGACCTTCCAGCTCTTGCGGCTCTTGCTGTATTTGGAACGAATTGTCTACCCCTCTTGCTGCCTTCGATTTTTTTCCGGTTTGTCGCTCTTCTTTGGTTTGCGGATAGATTGCGCCAGGCTTTTGCCGGCAAATACCTTCTCATCCCACCTGGGCGATTTGCTGGCTTGCCATCGCTGGTCTGCCATTTTTCTTTCGTCCAGTTTTTAAGGGAGCGTTGGGTTTTGCTTATGCCGCCCTTGTAGCCACCGCCAGCTTTTCTATACTGAACGGCAAGTAATTGGGCTTTTCTTGCCGACCACTGACCGGGCTTGCCACCGTTAGAGCCGGCAAGAATGCGATTTTTTATTCTTTCTCTTAATTCTGGTTTTGTGTACGAAGATTTTGCTGACTTTTCACCGAATTCGGAGTCATCGAAACCAGCAAGGAACCCACCAACCGAATGCTCGACCCAATCCTGCGATTGGTCTGTAGATTTGTTTACTCTTTTTGCCACGTCATTATCTCCGTCACAATAGTACGTTAGATACGACCGTTCGTGGCGTTAAGTGTTTATTGCAGTCTCTGACCGCACTTTAGGCAGGTGACAGACCACGGATAGCGCCTAACCGAAGGATGTTCGCATTCAAGCAATGACTTTGCCTTTGCGTTGAGTATGTCTCGTATCCACGCCGACATCGTCTTTCCTTCAACTACGGAAGCCTGTCTCCAGCGCTCCCTAACTTCGTCGGTGGTTCTAATGAGGACGGATGTGTTGGTTGGGCCTTCGTCATCCTTTTCTATGGGACGCACGGTAAGGTCGGTCGTGTCAGCAACAGCCTTCATTGCTGTCTCCAGGTTGCTATCACTCATCTGTGTCCTCTTGTTCTGTTTCTTCCTGAGTGAATACTACCTCAGCATCTACTATGTCAGACTCACCAAGCATTTCTCTGACTGAGCTTTCTGGTAAAACGCCGGAAATACCCATTAATTGCAAAAGCTGTCTGGCTTCTGCCTCTGGGTCAAACGTATTCCCAATCTGTTTTAGTTGCTCTGACCCAGCGAGAGTTGCTTTTATCGTCTCTGTGGTTTTGTTGCCAACGTCCATTTGCACGTTTATATTGGTCTGGTCCATGCCGAGCAGTTTCGTTCTTCTGTCCATTATTGAAAGAACCTGCTGAATTGCTTTTAGGTCTGGCTCAACCGCTATTTCGGTGCCGTCATCAGTCACGATTCTTCTGTGTTGGGTCATAGGCCAAATCGCTTGTTGGAGGTTATCAAGTCGTTCGAGTTCTAGTCGAAGAACCTCCGGATACGCCATTAGCGTTTCCCTGTTCATCTTCTCAAGCTGACGAGATACTGATTTAGAAACAGCGCTTGTTGTCATCCCGAATCTACGAGCTATTTCTGAAGACGATGTGCCAGCTTGGCGAAGTTTGAATATACGCATATCCCGCTCGCCAAGAAACTCGCGAGTTACGATTTTGTTACCTTTGTCTTCGCTCATGTATCCATCTTAGTTAATTATTGGTCAGTCTTCATGTACTCAATGACTTCAAACGGAAATCTTTTACCACGCTTGATTTTGAGGGGCCATTGACGCTGGTCTCTGGCTCCTCTGAAGTGTCTGACGTCGTACACGTAAGGCTCATTTGCCGTTGGGTCTGGTTGAAGAGAAATACCGAATTCGGGCCATCTTGACCATACTGCAGAACCGAATGGTCTCAATTCCCTTGTCGTGATGGTGGTACCCAATGGGGCGTGATGTTCAAGCCACAGAGCACAGCCATACACGGTCCTGATTGTGTCTAGATATTTTGCCACTTCAACAGCGATTGCCTCGGAGGTTCTACCACCAGGGTCGACGAATGATTTGTAAAGTGGGCCCATTACCAGGATTTCTGGTCTAACTCTTTCTATTGCTTCTTCAAGAATTAATCTGTCTTCTGGTTTGAGTAAATCCATTCCAGATGGCTTTGTCAAAACCTCGCCATATATTCGTGCAACATGTCCCTGTTTCATTGCCTGAATAACTATTGCGGATGATGCTCTTCGTATGATTCTCTCTGGGTTTTCCAAGTCAACAGTCAATGTTCGCACAGGCTTCATCTGACCATATGTGAATGGATGAACTCCTGCTGCTGCACACAGTGCAACCTGCCTCGCAAGCATGGTTTTACCGACGCCTTCGGCAGCAACAACGATTACTCGCTCTCCACGTTCCAGTAGACCAGGAATAACCCAGTCGTAAGAATCGTCAACTTGCTCAGATATAAAGTCATTCCACTGTACGAGACGACCAGGGTCGGTTAGTTGGTTTGTCGTTGTGGTCGCTGAAAGAATCATTGACATCTTTGAAACCATTTGGCCCGCACTGAGGTCTTCTCGCCCGAACAGGTCTTGGATTTTTATCAACGCAGAATCAAATACCGATTCTTTCTTTTCCTCTACTGGAGTGTTATCTTCTTCAAATTCTTTTTCAATATTTTCAGATTGTTCTTGCTCGGATGCTCCGTGATAGGTGAATTCATTGAGTTCATCAAACGTGCCACCGGAAGAAAGGTGGTCAGTAATGTCTTTGTTGTTAGGACAAACCCACGCCTGCGCGTCGCATCCAGCATCGGTTAGCGTCTTCAACAATCTAGATGCGTGTTCCATTCCTGGTGTGTCATTATCAGCAATAATGTCGACTGTCGCGCCCGCTAGTGCTTCTGTGTGGATATCAAGCCAATGACCAGCTCCACCCGGCATCGTCGTCGCCACATAACCAAGAGCAGTGAGTGTGTCAACATCTTTTTCACCCTCAACAACCCAAATTGGCTTCCCAGAATCTCTGGCAGCAAGAACAGATGGAAGATTATAGAGAATTTTTGGGACATCAGAAAGAGAGTATGACCACTCTCCGTTTTCCAATGGCTTACGCTGTCTGAATGTTTTTACTCCGTCCTGATTTGTGTATCTTACTTTTTGGAAAAGTAGCTCTCCGGATTCATCCATGTAGTCGTAGGAACAAACAAAAGTAAGTCGCTCTTTAGTAATTAACTTTTTAACATCTTGATTGATGGAAGTATTTTTTTCTTTTTTTACTAATGGCTTTTCATAAATTGTGCTTGTTCCATTTTGGGGCATTATGTCGGAAATAGCCAAACCAACAGATGCACATATCTCGGAGGCATCGCATCCATTGCCTCTATGACAATGCACCAAAACCCGTCCATCGGTGCCTTCGCTTACTGAAAGTGAGGGATTACTATCGTCGTTTCTGCAAGGACAACGAGCCATGAAGTTTCCGCCACTTTGGCGAACACCATCAAGCCTATCTAGAAAATTTTGTACTATCGGCCCAGGGGTTGTCACTGAGTCTCCTCGGAATATTTCTTCATCGCTGCATCCCTGAGTCTAAAATTTCCTTTGTAGGCAAACCCATTAGCGTTTCTACGACCTATTCCTGGCAGGAATATTCTTGCCTCACGCGAAAGGAGTATGTCTCTTTCGCTTCTGATTAATGCTCTTTGAGATTCTGTCTTGCCGCCCCAAATTCCGAGAGGCTCATGGCGAAGAGAGTATTCCAGACAATGCTCTTCAGCAGGACATGAGTTGCAAAGTTCAATTGCATCCTTCATGTCTTGTTTGTATTTCTCCCACTGCTCTCGCGGCAATCCTTTTTCTATTAGTGGAAACCACTTCGAAACATCTTGACCCTTGCAACTTCCGTCTGCTGGTGGCGCATCGTAATTCGGCAAAGCTTTATCTCCTTATGTCGGGTTAGGTTTCGAAAGCCTAGCGATATCCGATGAAGAAAGAAATACCAGAGCGTGTTTTACTACAAGATTTCCAGATATGTCTGAAGCGACAATATCTATTGCCTCAAGCGGAATTTTGAATCTTGAAGCTATTGCCGCTTTCATTCTGCTTATGTCGATTTCTTCTTCAGCAATTTTTTCATTTATATCAACATGGACAGGGAGTGCTCCCGCTGTCAATGCTTTCATTTCCCCGTCTTTTTCTACTGCGCGTAGACACCATGCACAAGCTAATTTTGGGGTCGAAGCAGCGCGCGCACGAACCTCTGTATGTCCACACGCAAGAAGGTGTCTATACTCGACTTTTCCCCAAGCACCTTCGCGGCTTATGTTCACGACGTCTTGTCGTGGTGCTTTGCGATGTTCGGTTGTCACAACCCACCATTATGGTGGACGAAGGAGTTACTTCGAGATACCTTTGAAAAACTTTCGCAACCACTTCTTCAGACCGCGAGCGTCAAGTGATACTTGTGCTGGGATGCTGTCGATTAGTTGTTCAATTTTGTCTGCATGTTCTGCGACCTGCTTTGCTGCGACTGCCTCAACAAACTCTTCCGCTTTCACGAAAGTGCTTTTTGGTGCGGCCTTCTTTGGTGCAGCTTTTTTTGCTGCTGCCTTTTTTGCAGGGGCCTTCTTTGTGGTTGTTTTTTTCTTTGCTGTTGCCATGCCGAAGAGACTATCAAATCATTTTGCTTCGCGGGGGAACCATCCTCCCCTACGGGGTTCGGGTAGGACCTAGTCTGTGTGGGTGGAAGGTTCTTACGACAATGATTATAGTAAAATTGCCCTTGCTTTAACCGCCGCCCAACTAGCCAAATCCACCAGTGTGAAAGAATTCGGGATTGGTGAAGACCTTTCAATAAACTTCTTTGGATGGAAGGATGACAATCTCGTCATTGTTTGCCAGATAAGGCAAGACATGATGAAAATAGACCCAGAGCAGCGCTTAGGGCGCTGTGCGGAGCTTTGCAACGTAATAAGGCGTTACTGGGGGGTAACCTCAATAACCATGGTTGCAGAGGGTTACTGTTCTGCGGATATGACAGAAACGGCGGGGTTATCCCTTTCGGCTGCATTCCTTGATTCTTCCTTGCCAGTAAAAGAGTGCATAACCGTAACCAACGTAACACTGGAAGAAAAGGCTGTATCTGATGGTGGGTTTGTAACCACGATAATTGCCGTTCCGTACACATACGAGCTTGGACGTACGGTGAATTGGTTTGAAACACTTATATATACAAATGGTGGTGGGAAGAACTTTAGGAACTCTAAATACCTGCAATCAATGCGCAGAGCCCTCAAAAACAAGGTTGTCACCGACCTCCCTGATGAGGCTTACGAGGAGCTGAGGTCCCTGATTAATGTAAATGGTTTTCATATACAGGAATTTTATTAAACTATAATGTATTGGACATGCCATTTTACGACAACACATACGATGACTCATACGGCAGAGAACAACGTCTATTCGACGATGTAACTATACTTCCGGCAGACAGAAAGCCATGTCTTGTCTGCGGTCACCCGACTGGGGATTGTGTTGGGGATAAAGCATCTCAAACGAAGATAGCTGGATTCGGAGTATTTGAATCGCTGAAGGCTATTCAAACTTTTTTGGTTGAAGAAGATGTTTACGAGGAGAGACAAATAACACCTTTCCTAAAAACAAAAGTATTGCTGTACAAACAGGGCAAGCAGATACCATATCTCGAAGCAGAAAGACTCGGCCTAACCAAAAGCCAAAAAGAATAAAAAGTTAATACGACTTTAGACCCTTTCAGTATTCTCTGCTAAGTTAAAATCGATACCTACTCAAACCACTATCAAAATAGGAAAAATCATGACGTCGCTTGACCAAACATTCGTGGATTCGTATTCCCTAAAACAGGCTCCCTGGGGCTTTAACGGTATGGGGGAGATAGTTTTTCTTCGCACCTACAGCCGTAAAAAAGATAACGGAAACAACGAAACTTGGCCAGAAACTCTTCAGCGTGTAATCAACGGCGCGATGGAAGTTGGTGTTGAGTACACCAAGGAAGAGGCAGAGGCACTTTTCGACCATTGTTTTAACCTTCGTTGCTCTTTTTCGGGTCGTTCTCTTTGGCAACTCGGAACACCACTTGTTCAGAAGCTAAATGCAACTTCATTAAACAATTGTTACTTCACCAACATCGAAAAGATTGAAGACTTCGAGTTGTTGTTTGAATACCTAATGCTCGGTGGTGGTGTTGGTTTCTCTGTAGAGCGCTCCAAGATTCACGATTTGCCAAAGGTGAAACTAGGCGTAACGATTACGCACGAACGTAGTAACGATGCAGACATTATTGTCCCCGACTCACGTCAGGGTTGGAAGCGACTTCTTCATGCAGTATTGAAGTCGTACTTTGATACCGGAAAGTCTTTTTCGTACTCAACGGTTCTTATTCGCGAGTATGGTGCGCCGTTGAAAACATTTGGTGGTACCGCATCTGGTCCTGGAGCACTCATCGACGGAATCGCCGACATTGCGAAAGTAATGCAGAATCGCGAGGGCAAGAAGCTCCGTTCGATAGACGTGCTTGACATTTGCAACATTATTGGTCGTATTGTCGTCTCTGGTTCATCGCGACGTTCGGCGCAGATTGCAATGGGTGACCCAGATGACGTTCTTTTCCTTCGTGCCAAAAATTGGGCATCTGGGAACATCCCAGCATGGAGAGCAAACTCAAACAACTCCATTTACGCCGACCACTACGACGAAATCATGACTGAACTCTGGAAGGGCTATGACGGAACAGGCGAGCCTTATGGCTTGTTGAATCGTCGACTTGCTCGCAAGTTCGGAAGGCTCGGTGAGGCTAAGGCCGACAACTCAATTGAAGGCTTTAACCCATGCGCGGAAATAGCACTAGCCGACGGAGAGTCGTGCAACTTGGCAACCATATTCTTGCCAAACGTTGAGTCGCTTGAGCAATTTAAAGAAATCTCCCGTTTGCTTTATAAGACACAAAAACAAATAACTCGCATGGCTTATCCGTACGAGAAGACAACGAACATCGTCAGCAAGAACGCACGACTAGGACAATCAGTAACTGGAATCCTCCAGTGTTCAGAAGAGCAGGTTTCTTGGCTGTCACCTGCATATGAGTACTTGCAGGAATTTGACAAGCATTACTCCGCTGAGCGTGGATGGCCGGAATCAGTTCGCTTGACCACGGTTCAGCCTTCTGGAACGCTTTCACTCCTTCCTGGCGTGACTCCTGGAATCCACCCTGCATTTGCTCCTTTCTACGTAAGACGGGTCCGCTTTGGCTCCTCAGACCCCCTTGTGGACGCTTGTCGCAAGCGTGGATACAAAATCCAGTGGGACATAGGCATTGACGGCAGAGAGGACCACACGCGTTATGTGGTGGACTTCCCATGCATGTCACCGGAGGGCTCAATTCTTGCTTCAGCAATGACTGCGGTAGAGCAGCTTGAGTGGGTCAAGAAGATGCAGACCGAGTGGGCAGATAATGCTGTCTCCGTGACCGTCTATTACCGCAAAGAGGAACTTGGAGACATCCAGGAGTGGCTCTCAAAGAATTACGACAAGAGCGTCAAGTCAGTTTCGTTCTTGTTGCATGTTGACCACAACTTCTCCTTACCTCCATACGAGGAAATAACTAAAGAGGAGTACAACAAGATGCTCGCCAAGGTTGATTTTTCAACTCCGTTGCAAGACGTTGCTTTTATGGGAGATTTGGACCTCGACAATTGCGCAACGGGTGCCTGTCCGATAAAGTAAGGGCATGGCAGGAAGAAAACCAATACCAGAAGAAGAACGTTTCTGGGAGAAGGTAGATAAATCTGGACGCAATCCAGATAAACCAGACTGCTGGGAATGGACTGCGCACACAGTTAAAGATTACGGTCATTTTGTATGCAAGCAAGATGGAGTGAATAAAAAACTTGGTGCCCATGTATACATCTGGCAAAAAGCAAATGGCAAGCGAGTACCAAAAGGGCTTGAAGTCTGTCATACCTGCAATAACCCACCATGCGTTCGCCCAGACCACCTAGAGGTTGGTACTCGTTCTCATAATCAGCGTTATTCCGTTTTACATGGCAACAATAAGCAGAGCAGAAAAAAGCACTGCAAAAATGGGCATTTATACGATGAGAAAACTACATATTGGAAAATCAGCAAACATACTGGCTTTCAAACACGTGATTGTAAGATATGCCATCAAAGGTGGAGCCAAGAGGGCAATGAACGTAAGCGGAAGAAAAGGGGGATAAAACCAAATCACTGCAGAAAGGGTCACGACTTCAGTGTTTACGGGGAGAAATGGTTTGTAAAGAAAAGTGGACGCAAGTACCGAACTTGCGTAGAGTGTATGCGGATTAGAGAGAGAAAGAGGAAAAATGGCTAAGCACATGCCGCTTATCGAAAGATTTTTTCAGAAGGTTGATAAGTCTGGTAATGAAAAATTTCCAGATTGCTGGATTTGGGATGGTGGAAGGACAAGCAAAAATTACGGCTCTTTTTGCTACTACACAAAAAAACCCGCAATTGGGGCGCATGTATCAAGCTATCTTTTTCATAAAGGCGAAATACCAGATGGACAGATTGTTCGTCATAAATGTAACAACCCACCTTGCGTAAATCCAGAGCACTTAATTCTTGGGTCTAACTCCGACAACATGAAAGACATGTTTGAAAGTGATAGACATGGCTGGACGAACAGGGAAAGAACACACTGTAGGCGAGGTCATGAATTTAGTGCTGTTGGCGTCTATGAGAGAACAAAGAAAAATGGCAAGACTGACCGCATTTGTAGAGAGTGTGTACGTAATAAAGCTCTCGAAAAACGACACAGTCCAGAAACAAGGGAAGCGCACCTTAAGAAGCAGCGCGAGTATCAAAGAGAGTATTATCGTAAAAATAAGTAAATCTAGTCTCATTAGCTTAATGGATAAAGCAATTGCCTTCTAAGCAATCGATGGAGGTTCGATTCCTCCATGGGATACTATGAAACACATAATTCACGTCCATCAACAAAAAATCAAAAAGGGTCTTGACGCAATAATAGATAGAACCTACAAGGGGTCAAAACATAGTCGAGGCTTGACTATACTTTGTCCAAGTTGTGGATGCGATGCAGCAAAAATAGTTCAATCTCAAGAACCTGACAAGTGTGGGGCCAGGGTTTGGATTGAGGCAGAAAGCGTCAGTGAATAAACAACACGGAGAAGGGGCTATGGAAGCACAAAGTTTTGGTTTTGTTCGTCTCGACTCATGTATGGCTGATGATATTTCGGTCGTCAATTCGGCTCGGGTTTCATTTGCTAGGTCGCAACAAGAGATGGATGAATCCGCAATAGGATTAATCAACTTTCTCATGCGCGAGAAGCATGGGACTCCTTTTGAGCACAATGCATTCCGTTTTCATGTTAAGTGTCCGGTTTTTGTTGCTAGAGAGTGGTTCCGGCACAGGATTGGCTCGTTTAATGAATTTTCAGCAAGATACAGCGAGGTACAGGAAGACTTTTTTGTCCCATACCAAAACGATGTTAGGTCGCAGGTTGGCAAACCGGGGTCATACGAGTTCCTTCCGGTCGGTGAAGACGTTGCCGACCAGGCGATAGAAATAATCAATCAAGCAAATAGCAGCGCGTACGAGTCATATAGAAAACTTATAGATATTGGCGTTGCAAAAGAACTATCAAGAACTGTTCTCCCGGTTGGTATGTACACACAGTTCTATTGGACGGTAAACGCTCGCTCTTTGATGAATTTTCTTTCGTTGCGGTTGTCCAAAACAGCGCAACTTGATATCAGGGGGTACGCGAGGTCCGTAGAGGCTATTTTTGCAGAAAAAATGCCTGTTACGTATAAAGCCTGGGTTGAGAATGGGATGAATTGCCCTTAGGCGTCATTGTGATGTAGAATTTATCCTCTATGGGAATAACTATTTACAGGAACCAAAGGATTGGCAAAATACCGCCAACCCCTGCTGTCTCGATAGTCGACGAATCAGTCACCCCGGACAGTATCAAGTCACTTATTGAGTACGGCTCGATGCTCGGCCACCCAGTCTCCTACCTTCAGGAGCAAGATGGTCGATTAATTCATAACTTGGTACCTGTTCACAAAACAGAGTCTCAGCAGATTTCGACATCTTCCAAGGTTGAGCTGGAGATGCACACAGAGTCATCCTTTCATCCATACCGGCCCTCTTATGTCCTGCTGCTCTGTTTGCGCGGCGATGAAGCCGTAGCGACAACATACGCCAATGATTTTGATATAGTTCCAAAGTTGAGCCAAGAAGCAGTTTCCATACTTCAAAAAGAATGGTTCACAACACAAATTGACCAAAGTTTTAGGTCGGATGGGCAGCCAGATATTGATGTCCGCACGTCGATACTTGAAAGAATAAGCCAAGATACAAATTCCGGCTGGAAAATAACTTACGATTCGTGGTTTATGAAAGCCGTTGGAGATGGAACCGAGGAGTCTCGATTGCAAGCCGAACGGGCGCTACTGGAGATGCGCGAGGCGGTTGATTCTTCCACCAACGAGGTAGTCCTAAAGACAGGTGACTTATTGGTAATAAACAATGATTGCACCGTTCACGGAAGAAAGCCATTCCAACCGCGATATGACGGAACCGATAGATGGGTCCAGAGAATGCTTGTGGTTCGTGAAATGCCACCGGCAGAGCATGTTGATGGGCACATGATTATCACCGAGTTTAAATAGTGATGGATTTTGATGTGATGCCACGTTCAGAGAATCATCTTTATCAAATTGCTGTCTTCCAATCTAGGTACAGCGGAATATATGAAGGTGGAGAATGGTTCGCGATTGGAAACTTCAAAAGTTTCGACGAAATAGGGATTTCAGAATACCTCTTTGGCGATGATTGTGATGCTGTCGATTTTTGGATGTCTGAACAATCAGAAATGATTGGAGTTGGAAGCACGCCAGACGCTGCAGTCAAGAACCTCTACGAGCGACACACAACCAAGGGCGAACCTACTCAAACATCTCTGGATTAATAAAAGTCATCTTGTCCCACATTCTCTTTAGCAGTGGGACCGAAGCAGCCACAACAAATAGCGCAATAGCTACAGCGGCCATCAATGGGTTATTTTTTCCAACTGTTGGCTTATTCAGATTCATGATTGGTCCCATCTATTTTAGAGATACTGTTTATAGGTTCATCTTATAACAAGATTACACACCATAATGTACGTTATGTTCTACATCATCTTAATCCTAACAATAACAGCAGTATTGTCCCTACACGCATACCTAATGAAGACAGTAGAGTCGTACGATAGCTACGCTGGTGGCTCGTTCCGCGAGTGGCAGGATTTCGAGAAGCAAAAACTAGGTTTGTAGACTATCTAACGTATATACCTATACGTTCCAACTCGGTTCCTTCGTCGCTAATAAACTGATAGCCATCCGGTTTTGGGTCTGGCTCATCTTTCCATACAGGAATCATTGAATCATTGCCGTAAGCGAAGTCTGGATTTTCCCGCAGGTGTATTTCGATTAGTTTTCCGCCAATAAACTCGCAGTTGATTGTTCTGTAATGAAGTGGGATGAGCCCTATGAACTGTGGTAATGGGTGCCACTTATCTGTTTTTTCCCATTTGGTAAACCTTTGATATGGGCGCTCTAGATGCTTTGTTCCGACTGTTTTAAGGATTGGCTTGTATCCCCTGTAGTCGACGCTTAAGTGCTCACCCTCAAATACTTCGCACCAGAATTCTCCTGGATGTAGGAGCTCTGTTGTTTTTTCTTCTATGTATATTTTTCTTGCTTTTTCACCCATTCCCTCTATGTTCGTAACAGGCTTCACGAAGTATTCACCCGGTTTTGGAACCGGGGTTCCGCGTGGACCACATATGTGTCCGGAAAGTCTGGAAACAATTAGTTTGTCGAATACCCAAAGATGCTTTGTGTCGCAGTTAAGCCATGCTTTTGCCTCTAGTGAGAGCTCCACTTCTATGGCTCAATAAAGATGCACTCACCAGGGCACTCTTCTGCTGACTCAATAACGTCATCAAGCCTGTCGTCCGAGAAGGATGCCAAACCAGCTGCGCCTTCTGGGTTCCCCGCAGCGGCCGCATAAATCTTGTCTCCTTCGCGCACATATGCAAGGCCGTCTGGCATCATATGAAAAACATCTGGGGCTATCTCCGCGCACAAGCCATCCCCAGTGCATAAATCTTGGTCAATCCATACTCTCAATTTTTGAATTCCGCCCACGTTTTGTCGCCAACGCCGAAGTATTCACGAGCATAACCAGAACCAATGATATCCTTATTCAAACACGCTGTTGTTGGGTCGTCTATTTTGTCCGAGCTATATATTCTTGCAAGAACACGCCCATACTTGTCGTTTTTGTCTGGAATTGTATTTACAAAAACCCACTTGTGATTAGTCAGCCAATCCTTGGTGAATGACTTGGCCTTCAAACCAAGTTCTTTTTCTGCAAGGTCTTTCGTTCTTGATTCAGGGGTGTTGACTCCATATAAGCGAACACGAATCTTGTGATGCACGCTGAACCCTAGGTCGACCATCAGGTCTACGGTGTCACCATCCACAACATTGAGGACCGTAGCCCCATACCAGAAGCGTTCCATTTTTTTATTCCTCAGACTTGTTTTTAGAATTTTTGTATCTATCTAGAAGTCGTCTTCCTTTTGCGGCCAGCTTTGCAGCATCTTCTGCATTCTTGGGGACTCTTTCACCCCATGCCGTTGCTGATAGCGCCAAGCGCGTTGCTCTACCCTTTTCGTCAACCATTGGTCCTGATGGGTTTGTAAAAAATCTTGTCAAGAACGAACCCTTGCGACGCATTTTTTCTGGTGTATCAGCAGCGCCCTTTACACCCGGCTTGAGTTTTGAGCCTTCGATTCTATTAAAGTACGCTCTACCGGCTGCAGTCAAACCACCCTTTGGGTCTTTTAGTTTTGGCTTTGCAGATTTTTCATCAACCGGGACACAGTTCGGAACCTTTTTGCCGCTCTTGCCAATCTTCATTCCAACTTGTTTGTATCCAGGCCAACACGGACCATCTGATGTCTTAGTGTTTAAATCATCTGGTAAACCAGAACCATCCATATAGCTATCAAAAACTTTTGAAGAGTAATATTCATCGTAGATTGGCATCAAGTCTTCTGCATCCACATCGGTCGATACTTCTACCTTGAGGTTGAGTAGTTCTTCGAAAAGTTGGTCATCATTTAGTTCGTTCATTGCACAATTCTCCCATATTTCCTGTAATTTAGGCGACAACAAATAATAACACTAGCTAGCGTCAACAATCATGTGAATCCTGTGAGTGGAGCCATTGTTGTCAACTTTGTGAACCCTGTTGGTGTTGTCTATCACCCAAATCTCCCCTGGTTTTAAATTCTTAGAAATACCACCAACCGTGAATGTGCAGGAGCTATTTGTGACAATGGGTATGTGTATTCTGTGAGTGTTTCGGTGTACTACCCCATGGTCTTTGTGTGGCTTAATAACCCCACCAGGGTTCATTCTCGTCAAAATTGAGGAGTTTTCTGACACTTGTCCAATAGACTCTCGGGCAATTTCGCATATTTTTATTATGTCCGAACTGAATTCTTCGTAATGCTTGTGCTTTTCTGGACTGTAGTCACTTGACCGTGGGGAGTACTTCAACGGGATTGTCTCGGTGTGAGAGCTGGCCTGCCCCATTATCTTTTTTCTGCCTTCGTATTCACTCCAGTCGAGGTCATTGAAGGACAAGACTTTATTCAATAGATTTTCAAAGTCGGGGAAAACTCCAAGATATTTAAATGCTTCATTCTCTTTCATGAAATCATCCCATACAAAAAAAGAAACCCCCGGCTTTTTAGGGCCGGGGGTTTCTGACTTACTTTGTGACTTTGATTATGCGCCTGGTGCAGCGTCAAAATCAATCGAAACGAACGCTTCTGGACGCTTAACAGCCAGAGCAAGTCTCTGTTCTGCAAGAATCACGATTGCGTTGCGCACGAAGAAGTCTGAGTGCTGTTCCGAAATTCGGATTGAAGCCTGCTCGCGGTCGTACAGCTGTGCAGCAGTACCGAAGGCACCGACGAGGCCGGTTCCTTCTGCCATTGCTGGAGTGTCGATAACTGGCATTCTCCAAACTCGTGGCTCGCCACCCATTGCAACCGAAACTGCGATGAGGTACTGGCCTTGTGAGTCCTTTGTCAACTCGATGTCTTCCCAATCGTTCGGGTGCAATACGACGCCCGATGGCTCGTAGTAAGCCAAGAACGAAAGTGTTGCGGCACGACGGATTGCGTCAGCCTTGGTGTCTTCTACTGGAAGTGTTGCACCATTTGACCAGGCGTATGACTGGATGTTTGGTGTGTTCATAACGCCCAAGAGGTTCTCGCCGATGCCATCACCGTTGAGAATTTGGTTGTCTTCCAACAAACGAAGGCCGTACATCAACTCGTTGTCGATGATTGAACGCAGCTGTGGCTCATCGGCAAGGACGTTGCGGTGTGCAGCTTCCCAGTGTGCCAATGTGCGAACAGGTGCTTGCTCACCAACGAATGAGAACGATGACTGTGGCTTCAGCGCGAATGCACTGTTTCCACCGTTACGCTCTGCAACAGTTGAAGCTGAGTTAACACCAGCAGCGAAGCCGTAACCCTCCTGGATAGGAGTGGTGAAGCCGAGCTGACGGAAGTACTCGATAACAGCAGCAGTTGTTGTGCGAACTGGGAACAAGTCACGAACACGCTTTGTGCGCATTGGCTGTGTAACCATTGCATCTCTCTGAACTGAACCAAACGAACCGATTCGGCTGTTTGCTACATCGGTGCCAGGAAGTGCTGAGTACACGTCTTTTACGTTGTAGCTACCAGCTGTGAATGAAGCCTTGACCTGCCATGGTGCAACCATGTTTGCGCCGTTACGGCCGTTTGCGAGAGTCTTGAATTCAGCTGAGTCCAAGAACATTTCGCCGATTGACTTGATTTCACGGCTGGAGAGTTGTCCAACTTCTGCACTTGCTGCAGCAAATGAACCTGCAACACTCTCTGCTGGCTGTGAAGCCCAAGAATCAACGCTGTTCATTGTCTCCATGCCGTCAATCAAGGACTTGATTTCCTTGATGTCTGTCATGTTCTTGTCGAACGCTGTCTTCTGCTCTGAAGTAACGACAACTGTGCCGTCTTCTACACGGAATGAATCCGCAATGGCCTTATTGTCGGCCATTTTTCCACGAAGTGCACCTTGCAGTTCGTTTAATCTTGAATTGTCTTGCGACATGATTTGCTCCTATTAGAATTGATTGAGGGTTGGATAACTAACTTGTAATCTGGCTTAGGTAAGCACCCAGCCCTAGATATATAAAGTAACAGAGATTTACACCTTTTAGTGGAACTACTTTATTTGTAAACAAAAGTGTGTAAATAATTAAATTAATCTTCTGAAAGTTCCTGATGGATTGATTTTTTTCTTTTCAGTTTTCCCAGCTCTTCTCGTAGAACTGTTCTTATTACACTTCTTTCCTGATTGGCTCTTCCTCTACGTCCGAGCGAAGTTGAGCCAGCCAAACGAGAATAATCGCTCATATTTGTACATGGCATCCATACGGCTCTTCCTGTTTTCGAGATTCTCCTACTTATGCCAATGCACCCCATCTGACGCGAACGGGCACGGGCGGATTCAGGGTCGTTGAATACGTCTGGGTCATTATCTCTTATGTATTCAGGTCCGGTCATTGCCGCTTTGGCCATGCTTGCACCGAACATGTTCATGGTCGGACCACCAGAAATCGCAGAACCACTTGACACCCCAGACCCAACATCCTGTGGTGCCGAGAATTGACTCTGACCAGAAGTTACTCCAGGGCCAGAACCATTAATCCCTTGTATCGGCCGTTCCCGAAGTTTCTCCCAGCCATCCCTTCGCTTCTTTTTCTTCTTGACAGGAATTTCATCTTTGACGATAGGGCTTTGTGCGGCAGATTTTTTTATCCAGTCATCGCTCTCGGCTCGCATCGATATTTTCTTAAGTGACTCCGGCGATGAACAGGGAGCCCAGTTGCCATCCTCGTCCTGATGTGCGCCTCGGCAGCCAACCATCTCGGCAACTCTTAGTGCCTCAATCTTTTTTACTAGAGCACCAGGCATTTTAGAACCTCTTGAATTTCTGTTCTAAAGCTTTGCCTATTCTTGTTGCTGAATCGCTTTTAGCTCTATCAGATATGGATTTGACTCTTCTAAGCGAGCGGTTTGTTTTGCAGCCAAATTCAGCTTTTTCATCCATGAATCTTGATATTTTTCGCGAAGTCCCAAAACCTGCTTTTTTCTGAATTGATTCAGAGTTAAATGATTTTCCATATTCTGCCCTGCCATCGACAAACAGGCCGGATTTGACATCTATTCCTATTTTTTTACTCTTTGCTTCAATAATCAAGGACGTATTTTTTAAAGAGTTTTTAAAGGATTTGGCCCTGTAGCCAATTTTGTTGATTTGTGGGGTCGGTTTCGCTTCTATGTCGGATTTGTCTGATTTTGTTTTTATAATCACGCTTCTTGGAAATACTGTCCGCCCAGAGAAAACAGTGTTATTTTTCAAAGTCTTCGAAACAATCTCTTCGGAGAGAATGTCTATCTCCACCTTGTTCGACGCTGTTTTTTCAATTATTGAATTTGCTACATTTTCGCTTACTTTTTTGAAAGCTGTTATTTCGGTCCAGTCTGGAGTGACTATTTCTGATTCATTCGAGAAGTTTGAATTTGCACTTTTTGCCCATTCTGCCCCCATTTCATGAAAACCGTAGAAAGACAGCGAATCATTACTTTTCACAACAATCGCAAAAGGAGTGTTTCTCACTACATCTTTAACTATGAGTATTTCAGGCATTTTTTCCACCTTTTAACATTTCGACGATGCTCCTCTTGCTATTTGAAAGGGTCTCAAGTCTGTTTTCGAACAACTTTTCAATTATTGAAAGGTGGGTTTTTTCTCCAGGCGACAGGCCATCTCTCTCGAATCTTCTTCTTAACTCGTTCATCTTGAATGAACGTGCTCGCTTCAGAAGTGATTCAATGTATTTTCTGTAAGCAATTTGCTGGTCCTGCTTGAGCTGATTGTAATATTCTGAATAGCCAGGACCACCTACTCCTTGATAGAACTCATCAACGGTCATCCTCGTGCGCTTTGCTATCTCTATCTTGCTTAACTCAATTAATCCTGATGTCGTATTTTGAGCGAGCATCGGAGAAATACCCTCGGGTGTTTCTAGGGGGTATATGGAAGAATTAGGCCTATCTCTTTGGTCGGTCAAGAAGTCAGAAATCATTATTCTTGCAACGTCTTCTGGTTTGAGTTCTGAGAATTTTGCGTCAGGCCTGAATTTCGAACCCTTCAGTGCTGTCTCAACATCTTCCCTCAAATACGGTCTCTTGTCTGATGGTTTCGATGCAAAAATTACGTCAGGTGACTGCATGCCCAGATGCTGCTGTAGGTCTGAGGCAAATCGTTCTGCGATGTGTTGATACTTGTCAGGAGATGAGTATAGGAAGTATTTGTTTTCCCCAACAGTGATTAGCGACTGATTGTTTGCAAGCCTTCTTGTCTGTATTATTTTGCTGTCAGCAAGAAGTTTTGGCATTATCTCCGGTGACACCAATGAGAGTGAACCTCCTGTGGAGAGGTGTTCGATTGCCGCATCAAGTGATGTTATCTTTTTGCCATCTTGCGCATTCGATAATGACTCGCGAGATACTGTGCCACTTTCACCGACGGGTTTCTTGGCCTTCATCTTTCCAGAGAAAGCTTGGGAGGCCCATCTTTGCTTTCCATTTACTATTTCATTTGGATTTTTTATACCGATAAAATTTTCGCTGTACCGTATTCCGTCGCCAGTTTCATCTGCAACCATTTTCAATCGTGACGCAGGGTCATTTGTTTGACTGGACTCAATTGCTGTATTTACCGTTCTGCCGAGCTTTCTTCTTTCGCCAACTGAAAGCTTTCTTGCTTTTTCAAGCGTCAACGTAGAACCACCCGGCATAACATAAACCAATGAGCGGACTCCCGTATTTGAGAGGAGACCAAGTTCGTCGTTCCCTATGTCCGCAGGTGACTTCGCGGACAGGATGTATGTTGCGCCTTCCATGTCTCTGTTGTCCGGTATTGCTCTAAGCACCTTCGGTGGGACAACCGGTTCTAGAACGAAACCGTCTCTTCTGACCATTCTGTTGGCCTTGCCATCAAACCCACCTATTTCGGAGACCATGTTTTTTACTTGTTCTGCAGCCGAACGTGGGTTATCAAGCGAAACCTTCGGTATCTGTGGTTTTCGCGAATCAATCAAGTTTCCAGGAATGTTTCCACCAGTAATTGGTTTTCCTGTTACTGGTTTTAGTTGTGCACTACCCCTTGCGGCTCTGCGCAACGCGGCTGCAATCATTCTTAATGGAGATGGGATGTCGAATAGTTTTGCCCCACATGTCGAAAGACGTGAGTCGGTAAATCTTCCACCGTATTGATATCCTTCTGGACATCTGTAGCCACGATTCTGCCCTGGTTTTGAACCACCGACACCACCCGGCTTGCCTGGAGTGAGTGTTCTGTAGATTGCCGAGCGAACCGGGGAGCGCAATGGGTCGGAATCACCAGGTATGGCAAGACTGGCAAGAGTAGAACCAATCCTTGATGCTTTTGTTTGTATCTCTACAGAATCAAACGCGCTCTTTCTTTGAATTCTGTCGGTGCCATTTCGCTTTGACAAAGCCTTGAATGAAACAACATTCTCTAAAAGCTTTAACTTTGAACGCGCAATATTGTGCAGGTTCTTTGCATCGATATCTGCAATTACAATTCGCACCACTACAACGCTACGTTCTGGGCAGCACGGCAATGAGCCGTTAATATCACTCATAATCACCACCGCAGCACTCAGCTGACTTACGTTCAGATGGGGTTGAATACTTAACGGTTTCGCCAGTTTCGTCTTCCCCTTCCATTTCCCAGTTGTCGTCATTCCTTAAAAATTCAGCGAACTTTGGTTCCATTTCGATGAAGTCACGGAGAACACTGAATGCATGAAGTATGTCTGATTCAGTAATAACATCCTTTGGCTTTTTCGAATCAGCGCCCTTGAATTCGTGAAAGAAAACATCTTCCTCGTTTAGCGAATCGCTCAATGACTTTTTTGTTGTTCGTTTTGCCGCACGGCTGAGATGACTGGAAAACTCCATGTTTGTCCAGTTTTCCTTTCGCAGTTTACCGCGGCAGTTCTTCATGCCTGGATGATGGCACCCCTCGTTTGGCCAAAGACCAGTTGTTTCGTGATGCAGCCACGCGCAGATGTTATTGAGTGGATAGAGCTCTGGATGGTCGGCAAGGATTACTCTGCAACGACGAAATCCGCCTGGCTTGCGCATGATTGGTCGCCAGTAGCGCAAAAGGCGCTCAAGGTTGCCCCTCCGTGGACCATAACCGCGAAGGATGTCTCCTGAAATTATTTCCTGTGGAATAATACCGCCAAGAGGGTCAGCCTTGATTACATTGTCATCAAAATCCATGTTCACGGCTTCCCTGCTCTTCTCTTGTGGAATTGTCCACCTTATAATCTATCATTTTAATGAGACTCTTGTTATTCATAAAGTCAATAGCGCGAGAGTTCTTCTTTTCTATCTTTGTTTTTGTTTCGCCAACTGTTGACAATGGATTTATCCCGTCAAGAATCGATTCATCGACTTCCTTTTCCTTCTTAATAAATGTTTCGAACCATTTGCCTTTTGTTGGGTCTTTAGGCGCATCCCAGAGATAGCGATGAAACTTTGTGTTTCTTATCTTTTTTAAATCTTGAGCTTTTGAAGCCCATGAGAAAAAATGAACCTTGACAGTGGAACCGTCCCCCCTCACAATCGCGCCGTCCTTCTGTCCGGCTTTGGCCTCGATGTCGTAATAAACCTTATTCCCATCAAACGTTCCAACGAGTATCGCCTTCATGTCAGTCGACCACCAAATCGAGTTGTTGGCCTTTTCTGATGCTGTCAAGTGTTTTCTTTAGTTCTACATCAATTTCGGCGTCGATTGCTTTCTTTAGTATCTCATCAACTCGTGCGTTTTGATTTGCAGTCTTGTCGTATGAGCGTGGATTCTCGATATTGATTCCTTGTGGGTGGGCGAACTTGACGTAACCAATACCCATTCCCTCGTACTGTTCTTTTATCTTTTTTGCAGCACGGTACTCTTTGAGCTTGGTCATGCTTGCCGTATTTATTGGTTTTCCTCCAGACATTGAGTAAAAGTATGCAATCTCTTCTGGGGTGAATCCAAGCTTTTCAAGTTTTGATTTCATTGAGTTTTGACTTACAACATCTGATATATCTTCGGATTCTGCAATCTTTGAAACTTTTGAATACGGATAATGTATACCTTCTACTTCGTTCTTTTTGAAACCGCCGAGTATTTGTGCCTCAAACGGCTCATGCCCTCTTGTTCCGGAGTCAACCATTCCAACTGGGGACATCTTCCCGTTCTCATCACGTGAAGCACCAACCGATGAAAAGTTCTTGTCCATTTTTGCGCCAAGCAAATGAAGCATGGCTTCTGTGTTTTGCTCCTTCGAAGAGATGCCGTCAGCATTGAACATGGCATCAGCAATGTCGTCAGCGTCTGAGGAGTTCATCGAAACAGGCCTGTGCGCTGACTGAAGGGCTTCGCCGCGACCGTATGAAGTTCTGTCTGACACCTCTGGCTTGAGAATCACTTCAATTTCGCCAAGGGCCGTAAGTCCGTCTCCAACAACGTCGGTATCGCCAATCTCGAATATTGCATCACTACCAATATTGCCTTTTCCTGATGCCGCAATTTGTCTCTTCTTTTCTTCGTTGTGTGAGCGGTGCACTACATAACCGCTGACAGGTTTAGCCGAGTTTGGGGTTGATTTACTAATACCAATCCTGCTGTTGTATTCACCCCTGAATGCGTCAGCAGAGCGGCCGGCTCTTTTTCCAGAACTAAATGGGTCACTGAAGTCATCAAACTCTGTCTTTGCTGGTTCGTAGGTGTTGTCGTCGCTTCCACTAAATGAATCAGTTGCAGATTTACTATTTTTGCCTCTCCTAAATCTTTTTCCAATTTTTTCGCGAGCCGAGTCGACAACCTCGCCAGCGTTGGTAACAAATTCGCTCCCTGAGGCACGGATAACATCGCCGAATTCATCAAGTCTCTGCATGTTCTCGTCTGTCGCTACTCGCTCGTCAATGAAATCAGATGCAACCGACCA